ACCAGCGGGAGCAGCGGGTTCACCACCCCCACCAGCTGGAGCAGCGGGAGCAGCGGGAGCAGCGGGTTCACCACCCCCACCAGCGGGAGCAGCGGGAGCAGCGGGAGCAGCGGGTTCACCACCGCCACTTGGTGGTGTGCCATACCGTGATTGTGGATACTTTTTCAAATAATACTGTTGAAGTTTTGGTGGCAATGCTTTCCATTGGTCACGGTGCAGCGCATGTTTGTCAATAATAGCTTTGAGCGTAGCAGTATCGCCAGAGGCAGCTAACTTCGCAATTTTGCTTGCACTGTGGCGATTTCTATGTGCTGGTGGCCGTGCGCCGCGTGCCAAAGAGAAGAATATACGCATAAAAATTACTCCAATCGTAGTGACTCAATAACTGTGTCAGTGCCAGTTGAGAAAAAAACTTTGCGAACGCCAAAATGTTTGAAAAATTGTTGACAACACCCACACGGTTTGGCCATACCAAGTTCGCCTCGTTTTCTAACTCGCACAACCAGGAGTGAGCAACCAGCCAACGTACTACTTTTGGTAAGTGCTGCAACCTCGGCATGTTTGTGCCAACGCCACGACCGGAAATCGGCTGCCATTTGCCAACAAGCGGAATCATGGTTGTGTCCAACACCATAGATGCGCTTAGATTTGAACACAATTGCGCCCAATCGGTAGGGGCAATTAGAACGATATGCTTGCTCACATGCCAATTTAATCAACGACCGGTAACGACGCAGCGTTGGCGGCAATTTTTCGAGCAACACGTCAGTCTTCGTCGCCACTGATGCTCAACAAAAACAACACGCGACACCGGTCATCCGCTGACAACGTGGCAAGTGTGAAATAAAACTCGCTAACTGTAGCGCCACTAGCAATTTGCGCTTCTGTTTTACCCGCGTATACTACCCGCGAAACGTGGTGTGATAGTGCGGTTATGTACGCAATTGGATCAGGCAAGCGCAACTCCAATGCTCGAATTGCATTGAGATCGCCAACGTAGTTTGCAATCTCTCCAGTGCTGTTTGCCACGTGAGCATGAATCCACTCATTTTTGGCAGCATCTGTCATAGTTTTCCAGGCCATGTTTACCTCTCCGCATGGGGTGTGACTGTGGTAGTAGTTAGTGGCGAACGCTTACGTTGTTGCTCAGTCAGCGCCCGCGCAATTTGCACGTTGGTAGCGTGGTCACGCTCACGGCCATTCCTAACGTGTTTCGGTTTGCCCGTTTTGGTACGCTCGTACACAGGCTCTGCTGTGGTGGCGGAGGTGCTACGGAAAAAAGCCGGTTTTCCAACGCGTGAGTGCACGGCTGAGCGAGTTTTTCCACCAGGACTTTCACTGAGCAATGGTAACAATTGGCTGTCGCTGGCAAATCCGTCCATCCCACCACCCTTCTCGCCTTCCTCGCCCTCTTCGCCGCCACCAAATTGTTTTTTGATTTCCTTGATGCGCTTGTTATACTCCAACATTGAAGTTCGCACACCCAAGTCATCTTCCTGTTGAACTAACAGGTCATCCAAATTGAAGCCGCCAGCAGCAGCCATAATCCTCAGTGGCACGGGTATACCAGCAGCGGTCATACGATCCAACAAATCCACGTACTGCGTGTCACCTTCGGGTTTTAGCTGCTTTGCCCAATGAACTTGTGGAATTAGGAGCTTACTACCATCCTGCAACGTGAAAAGGTTTTCATCCACTGTCTGTTGCAACAAGTTGTCTTGTTTCTTGATTTTGCCGTTGGTATTGATGGTATAGCCGTTGATCAGACTCAACAACGGGAAGATTTTGTTGTAGAACAGCTTACGGGTAATCATATCCCGATACGACCGCAAACTTTCCACAAACACACTCATAGCGGCATCAGTAGTTTGGAAACTGGCACCTTGAGAGAGTAAATCTTCCGACAACCCCAGAGCTTTGAGCTTGTATTGCGTAACACTATCCCAAAACTGATTTACTTGCCAAAATTCTTGTGGGGAATTTTTTACCACCAAGCCATTGGCCACAAAAATTTGTGGTTGCTCCACAGTCTGATCCACACTAAGATCGTAGACAGGTTGAGTACCAGCAGATACCACACTGACAACTGCTTGGAAGTGATAGCGTGCTCGTAGTAGCCGTTGCAATTTAGCGTGTAGGCAGGGGCTGATTTGGTCAATCACCCGCAAATGCTCGGCATACGCGCCCAAGTCATGCTCGTCATAGAGCATGTAAGAATCGCCATAGTAAAAGTGTCGGAAGAGGCTAGCAACGCCACACGGTGTTGTTACCAGTACCGTGTCACCGGCGTCATTCACGTACCAATTACCACCAGTTGGGTTACGCCGCACAAAACGCGACCGCAACAATGGTGCAAAAACAAAAGCTGGTATGCCGTACTTGTAACGTTTCGCGGGCAAAATACCAGCGCACGGCTTTTTACTTACCAGATACGGCAGCAGGTTGTTGTAGAGTCGGCCAGCTTCACTGGTTTCAACAATCAACCTATAGCAAACAGTATTTGGCGTAGTTCTGCGGTCAATGCTTGTGTAAAACTTTGAGAAATATCCCAAATTTGCCAACATAATTTGAGCCGCTTCCAACAGCACAACTGACCCACTGTACAAGCCAATAGACACAACTTCGGTACTGCGGCTTTTATCCAGCGTAACACTACCATCAGCTTCGATAAAGCCAGCTAAAAAAGCGTACTGACTAGCTGGATCAGCTTGCATAATAGTACACGGCACCGTATACTCTAAACACGGCGACGAACTATCAACGTCACTAGCCAGTACAAAACCAAGCTGCTGAAACATACTAGCCATGTGAATGCTATTGGCGCTACTTGTCCAAAATTTACGCGTGGCGCAAGTTCTACCCATGATGTCCATTGTAGCAGGGTTTCTGCTACTAACAGAAGCACTCACGCCAAACACACGCGCACACAACTGGTCAAAGTATTGTACCAAACGCCAGTCGGTATTGGAAAAATGCACACCTTTGCGCGACACGTAGCCATCACCCAACACCAAACCCATTAAAAATGCTAAATCTGGAGTCAACGTTTGTGGAACTTTTACGGTGCAATGGTGGCCATTGCCATTACTGGTCACAGTCAAATTCAAAGGTAACTGGCTAACAGTATTGGGATGAACTACGCCATTTGTCTCAACACAAACAAGTGCGCCGTTGGCTTGCAAGTTTTCCACACTTAGCAATTTAACAACACCAGTCGGCAGCAATGCCAAAACTTTGTGTTCTGGTGTTGTGGTAATAGAGTAGCCACTGTCAGTAGTAAGTGTGACAGTGGGTGCTATACCACGGTAATGCCACTGTGCAATTTTCACAAATTCGCCGCGAACACCCTTCGCACAAAAACTCACTGGAACGGTAGTTTCAGGAGCAAAAATCATGGAGTGTGCGCACCCGTGGAGTGAATCAATACGCTCCAAGCCAAACTCAGTTGGCACTAGTGTGTCACCCGCAAAACAACGCACCTCATTGATGCTGATTCCGCTGCGTGTGGCAACAATCGCACCAAGTGGGTCACAGTCGGCAGTCTGAAACAAGTCAGTAACAAATTCCATGTCTTCCGGGGTTGGCTCCCACGCATCACCATCTCCCAACACAATGTGCATGATGCCACGCTGTCGTCGTGAGGATTCCACAATGGTGCCACGGTACAAATTTTTCTCAATCAAGTAGATTGGCAAAATCCGTTTGAAATAGCTAGTACCTTCACTGGTGGCAAAAGTCTTGCGTGGAATATAGATTGTACTGAGTGGGTCAAGCTCCAGTGTGCCACTTAGCAACTTGGCAACAACTTCGGCTCCCAACCGATTTTTGATGTTGTCCAACCGCGTGGACTTGCGGGTCAAAACCTCCCGCAACTGTGCGGGAAACGTAATCTCCAAAATCGGGTCTTGGCTATAGAATGGGAGTGGCGTTACTTTGATATTGCCAATGTTGTGCGGCATCAGGTCAACAAACTTGCGGGTAGTCTTATCGTACAGCAACGATCCACAAAATGTGCCCAACACCAAGTAGTCCACGCTCAATTCAGCCAAGAGCGTCTTGATATTCAGACGCTCAATGGTTTCCATGTAAAGGTCACTAATTTTGCGGTCACTAATCCCACCCAGCGTGAAGTCACTAAACGGCAAACTGCTAATCAAATCCACCGCCGATCCGGCAATCACATCGTAAAAGTACATGTCCGTGTACAGCTTGGAAAAGGTAGTATCACCGACAAAATCGGTGAGGTTTGTCAGCAGTGGATTGGTATCAATATAGGTTGGAATATCCCCAATGTTTGCGTTGGGGATGCCACTGGGGATGCCAGCCTGTGCTACAAAATCTCCGTTGTTGGCGACTTTGGCGCGACTGTGAGTTCCCAAGCCACCCCCACCAGTGTTGGGGTGACCAGTAAACGGGGTTTTCTTACGTAGCCTGAGCATTGGTATTTTCCAGGGATTGTGGAATTGTAACCCGGCACGCGTCACAATAGTACACTTTTTCACCGCTGGCAATAGTGGCATACGTCATGGGAGTTTTGCACTTGGGACAAACTCCCATAGCATCAAACGCCAACAAGGCAGCCGCTGTTGCCACATTGGGAGCCGTTTGCGGTGGGGCGGGTGGCGTGTCTTGGTCAAACACAGTTGCCAACTTTGGTTTTAGCGGAGTTGGCGGCAACACTAGTGGTGGAGTACGATTATCAATTTGACTAGGACTAACCGTGACTCTGCGCCCACCTGAATAACGACCCATACTTGCCATGACTTTTTCCTCAATTTCGTGAACGAACGGTACCAACGACACCACTATTAGCAATTGCCGGAGCCAAATCTCCGCCACGTTGCTTACCAATAGCCACACTACTGCCATTGGTGTACAAATTAGAATAGCTACCTGTTGAATTTCCACGACTCACACCAAGCAGCCGCTGCGTGGGTGGTGGTGCTTCTGGCTGCTCCTTGAACAATGAGCCGTATTCAGGAAGCGTGAGCACGTGGCAGCACAACACCACCGCACGGAACAGGTCATCAGTGAGATTACCATCGCCTTTGGTGATTTTGTTTCCAGAGTTTTGTACTGTTAGAAATTGCAAATACAAGTGGTCTGCTGGTTTGTTGGTGAAGCAGTACGGATAATCGTTGGCTTCGTAGTGCAAAATATCTGCCGGGTCACCCAACAACCGTGGCAGCACCAACTGCCGACTTTCCAGCAGTGCTTTGATTACAAAAAAATCTCGGTGTTTGAGGGAAATCTGTTTGGTAAATAGTCGATCAAAACTTGCGGCAGCATCAGCCAACACCTTTAGGGAGTTCCACCGATCCGCCACCAAAAATGTGGCGTTTTGTTGCTTGAGGATCGGCACAATCAGGCGCTCATAGATGCGGCTGTGATTGAGTGGCATTTTTGGCTGCGGAATAACCTCGGCCAACAAATCAACCACAATTTGTCCCTTGTCATTGATGTGGGCACTGGCTATTGCAAAACTGTTGATGGCCTGCCCTGCGTCCAGGGCTACACAACTAGGTTTACCACACCACCGCACTTCAACCGCTGATCCATAGCGCATATAGGAACCGTCCAACAGCCGCTCATTGGCAAACGCCACTTTGATGCCATTGCGCTTGTCACCAACTGCTTCTTGTACAAGTGTGGCGTTGCTCAAAAACGGATTACTACTCAGTGGTGGTTGCGCCCCATAGTCGCGCATAGCCGCTGAGTGGTCTTTGACAAATTCTTCAATCAAGTCATCTTCGGTGATGGTTGGATTCATTTCCCACGTGGCACGAGTCAAACCAAACGTCTTCACACTACCTTCGCTTTTGCGCACCAACTCACAAATTTTGTCGTGGTAGCTACTGGGGCTGGAGATATTCAGGAAGTAGCCGGTAGGTATGTCGGGGTTGCCTTTTTCTAACAACCGGTTGGCACTAGCCCGCACCGTTAGTAGGGAGCGTTCCAGTGCAATGTACACTTCGTTGGCACTAATTTTGATTTTTTGACTATTGGCAGTGTTGTCAAAATACCCAATTTCGTCGCAAGAGTTTCCTACAATCACTCCAGAAGCCTGATAGACATGGCTTGGGTGATCAATGGTCATGTCGTAGGTAGCCACAGTACGGTTGGTTGACACCACATTAGCAACGCGGCTGGCCAAAAAGTTTGCGTTGTGTGTAGGTATGCGCCAACTACTATCACGTGGCTTAGTGGCTTTGACGGTTGGTGTGTGCAAAGAAAACCCAATCTCTTGCAAAAACTTTTGCGTGTACTCATAGCCAAAAATCCTCAAATTCCACAAATGAATTTTTTTGTCGCCATACTTCCAAGATACTTCTCTGAGTGGCAATCCTGAGTCGCGTAAGAGAGATGGAATACCCAAGCGCAGCAGCAGTTGCTGAAATTGCAGCAACAATTTGCGACTGGTTGAGCGATATTCAATTGTCCCATAGTCTACTCCGCCATCACACTCACCGTGAGCACGGAGAAAGGCTATCACACAAGATTTTGGCGCTTGCAAAATTGACCACGGTACAGTTTTGTTGGAACTGTAATCTGCGCTCAATCCACAGTAACGCAAAAAATTGATGATTGCAGCGTAGGTAATGGTAGACCTGTATACCACACCCTTAATTTTGTAGTCTTTGTCTGTGTAGTCGTAGGCATAGGTTTTTGGTACAATACCAAAACATTTTTCAAAACACTTGTTGTAGTGAGAGTGGCGTTGGGCGTCCATGCAATCAAATTTGATGCCCTTAGAACCGCTGTCAATGTTGTTGCCGTCAGCAATCAAATAACCCAATACCGTAGCAAGTGCAGGTGTCATGGTGGTGGGCAAAGTTATCTTGTCACGGGAAAATTTGCCAAGATTGCGCTCACCAATCACAGACGACAAGCGCCACTTGGGAGTGATTTGGTAGTAGGTACGAAACATACCAACAAACATTTTACCTTTGCGGTAGCGACGCTGTAGCAAACCTTGCTTGACTAAATCACTGACCACAACCACTGAGTATTTTGGAACACACGCCAAACCAGCGAATGCCACAGCCGCGTGCAATACAGCGTAGTCAAAAGACTTGAGTTTGTCAATTATACCAAAAATCTTGCTACGTTCATCTGGCAAATCAACTGTGCTGGGAGAAATTTCACCACACTGCAATTTTAGCTCACGGGGAAATTTGCCGCCAATTCCATATACTACCAAGCTAGAAGTATCCAAGTCGATCATACGTACTTTTACAAATGTCTGCGTGTTTGGTTCCCACACTACAATTTTGTGGTTAGCACTGGCTAGCAACTGTTGACCACTCGCCAAAGTAAGTTTGTACAGCTGTTTATTGCCGGTAGCTTGATGCTTGGTCACACAACCGACATGGTTTCCCCAAGTAACGCGGTCGCCAACATGCACTTGATCCATGCGTACCAAGCCACTGTTGGTATTTATTAGTGTGTTCCCAGGCAAACATGCAAAAATTCTTGAACGGCCACGTAAATTTCTCTTGTCTGGTGCACTAGCGTAAGTTAGCAAATTTTTGTGCCTATACATGACAAAAGTGTCACGCACCTTGAACAAATCTTCACCGTATTTTTCACCATAGAAGGCGTACAGGTTGTGGGCGTCAACAAACCACGGTGCACTTGTCAAGTAATTATAGTACGGGTCCCAAAGCGTGTCACGTGCTTGGGCAAAAGTCAGTGCCACAAAAGTACCGTGGAGCATGGAGTTTGGGAGCAAGCCATAGGTTTCAGCAGGCTTGGGCATTTTGAGCACGCGGTGGGTAAGGTAGGCTGCCATCATTGCTACCAGGGCACTCTTCCCTGACCGCTGACCAGCATTGATGGCCATTTCCTGATAAAAATTTAGCAAATGTTTGGCAACCAATGTGGAACGGGTAGCCCTACAGTGTGGACAAATGCCACTCTCCAACAATGCCACTTTTTGCTCAAACTTGAGCATGGAATCACTCACTTCCACGTCGTGAAGCAACCACTCCATATCACTACACACTGGACATGCTTCGGCAAGCGTTAGTGTGGCAATCACAATTTGCATGATGTACGGAGAAATACCCAAAAACTTTTCGCTGGTAGCGAACGTGTAAAAATTTGGGGCTTTGGGTAAGCTACTATCGTCGATCTTGATGTCAGATAGGGTATTGTGACTATTTTCAGCAATAACTTTCTCAATCACATCGTAGATGTTGAAACTAGCGTCATCAGGATCGTGTTCTAAATGTTTGCCACTAAACGACCGCCGTTTCCCTGCATTTAATACATCAGTAATGTCTTCGCTTCGGCGATCAGTTCCGTATGAGAGAATAGTATCCAGGGCGTTGGCAGCGTTTGGCTTGGAACTTAGTGGCTTAAACTGCTCGCAACAAAAGAGGACACTTTTACTAGAATTTTCACAATCTGTCCACAATTTACAAGCAAGACAATTAGAATCTACCAAGTTGGTACTGCTTACAGTATTATTTTGGGACTTTTTTATACGCATTACAGTTTTTCCCAAAGGCAATTGGCGTGAGTATTAGCTTTACCAGCCAAAACACGTGTAACATCACTGTAGCCATTATTAGTGCTTTGATTTAGGTAACGACCAAGTCTTAGCGACCAGATTTGCCCATCAACTGTGTCTGATAACTGTGTGAACCAATTAACATAAATCTTTTTATGCGGTACATTGCGTTTAGTAGCTGGATTTTTAGTTACTGCACTTTTATACACGTGGTTCGGTTTACCGTTTGTTTGTAGATAAGACCACAAGTAACCGCCCTCTGTGTGCGATCTGCCATTAAGAACAGCACTAATGCAGCAGTAGGTTGCAGCAGCAGCTTGCGTAATCGAAAGAAAAACACGCATAAGTGTATACTGTGCTATTGGGACTGTAGCTCGTAAGCCAGTCTTATACGCGTGTTGCAAGTTTTCACTGCTAGTTACCCACTCCAAATTTGAGTAATGGTTATTGGCTTTGTTTCCGTCTTTGTGGTTGATGAATTTTTTTCCAGCGACCAGTGGTACCCAAACAAAACCAACTAAACGGTGCACCTTCATACCTCGTCTTTTTCCATCAACCATACGCTGCTTGAGATACCTACCCAACCCAATTTTCCCTTCTTCAACCAAGTATCCTGGTAAATCACGTAGCACCATGCACCCATTTTTAGCATCAATTTTTTTCACAAGCATTCACCGTGGCAACTCAAGGTAGTACCGAGCAAATCCAAAATCACTCTGCAAAACCGTGGCAAATTCCGGTGCCAACTGTAGGCACGACCACGGCTTGGCCAAGCGGTGTACGTGACAAGGCCAATTGCGAGCAACAAGCCGACACACACTGGCCAGCACTCGGTGCCGATGACTAAACAACAACGGCACCTGGCTAGCGCGGTCAATCCCGCCACGCCTCTCCCACAAAGCAAAAAGCAACATAGACTGGTTGATTGGGTCGTGTTGCCACTCAACTGGCGTGGACAACACCAATTGGTCAACTGCCGACTGCAACACCGCTGTGTGGGGAAGTTTAGGGGCAACACAAAAACGCTTGGAGCCATCCAACTTTCCCACACCGTAGACAGTTGGCAACTGACCAAAAAAATCATGGTATGTGGTAGCCACATTGTGCGCCACAGATTCTCGCACAAATTCACAGCACAAAGAAGTTGGTTTGGCCAACAAGCTGTGTCCAGTCAAATAAGCAAATTGTAATTGCTCACTTTTTTTCACGAGAAACTTTCCTGCCCAAAGTTGTACTCACAATCCCCTCCAACTTCTGTGCCATGCTAGAGCTATGTTGTGACGCACGCATTTCGGTCATGCATTGGCCAATTAGTTGGTCAATAAATTTACGCAAAAAATATCGTTTAATTCCAACCGGCAAAGTCTTCATTTTGCGCAGATAAAAATACACCACGCTAATCTTCGATAGATTGCTCAACAGCACCGGCAAATCACCATCCACTTCAACTTCCAAGCCAAGCCCATCGCGCAATGCTGCTTGCACATAGGTGCTGGTTGATTCCAATGAAAGCATGAGGCTTGCGTCGTGGAGCAGCAAATTGTTGCTCAACTCACGAGTAAGGCGTTTGCTACGTCCCAACAAGTTGTTCAACAATTTTTCAGGAATCTTTACCGTGTTGGACAATGGTAGCTCATCAGCATAGCGTGGAACCTCCGTGTAGTTTATTTTCGCCGGTGGCGGCACATCAGTTACGCCAAACGGCCCTTCAACCTTACCACGTCGTTTACGCATCAACTTACTCCAGTTGTGTAGTCCACATCTTCTTCAACTTGTTTTTTATCCGCCACCGCTGCGGTGGCATCAGCTTCTGACGCCACATAGTCACTTAGTTGCATGCACATGAAATTCTCCCGCACAAAGAAGTCGAAAACTTCGCCATCACGAGTCTTGAGCGAACTAATCTCAATCTTTTTGTCGGTTCGATCTGGATACTTCCATGTCCAGACCACGTCTGCATGCTCCTTGAGTGCGCGGCTGTAGCGGATGTTGCCAGTGGAGTCATCCAGCTGTGCCAAAATAATCACCAAACAATTGTTGGCACGACTAAACTCTTTGCATTGCCTAGCTATGTTGCTGAGCACTTGAGCTTGCCGATCATTGTCAGTCCCCGCCAACAACGTGATATAGTCAATAGCAACCACATCGAACCCGTAGGGTTGGGCTGTCATAAGTACCTGGTCAATACTCATTCCAGTAGTTGGGCTAAGTGTTGAGAACCGGCAGTCGTTGGCAAGTCCAAAGTTTTGAAACTGCCGATACTTGCCGAATGCCAATTTCTTCTCATCGCGTTCCAAAGTTCCGTGAATAAACTTGAATAGCGGCACACCACTCAAACACGATATAAGCCGCCGAGCTTCCTGAGAATCGCCCATTTCCAACGTAACTTTGAACGTACTAATCTTGTTGATCTCGTAGAGATTTTTCAACAAGTTCATCAGCATGCAACTTTTTCCAGAACCGCTAGTTGCCGCAATTACCATCACCCCATCCAGTGGTAAACCACCATTCTTTGAATCGTAACCGTTGAAACCAGTACGATAAAACGGCACACTATTACCACGCAAAACACTCTTTACCAAAGATTCGCTATTGCCATCCTTGCCAATAGAGTAGAGTGGCGCATTGTTGTGCGCCACTCTAGCCTCACTAATTCCAGCGGCCATGACATCCAAAATTGGATCAATGTCAACCTTCTCGCCTTTGAGACTCTCGATTGTGGCCTTGGCTACCGCGTAGGTTTTTCGGATTTTACGGTAAGAGTTTAACACGTCGAGCATACGGTCGCACGGTTTACGTCTACGCACTGGTTCCGCAACCAGTGTTCCGAGCATGGTGCGAAAATCCTCTTCCAACACTGGGTCGGCCAACAACTCGTCCCACGTCACCAATGCTCCGTATTTCTTGGTGAGCGACAGGAGCCGATTGAAAGCTGACAAGCACGCCGGGTGATGAAAATACTCCGGCGATAGCTTGGCAAACAGGTAATAACGCAGTCGCTCGCTTACCAGCGGACTGGTAAGCGTGGACAAACAACGACTCTCAGCCTTCGCGTTGTACAATAGCATCTTGGTCACCTCCCATGTTCACACGCAAATTGCTGATAAATCTTTGGGCTGTGGAGTACTGCACGTGCAGATACTCTATCACCAAGTCGTTGTACTGAATGGCTGGGATACGCAATTGAAAACTAGAATTGTCTTCCCTGCGATTGAGTAGGTTGCGAGCACGCAACCACGAGGTAAAGCGTCGTGACTTAGTGCCCATCAACAACCGCAACATGCGGTATTTGCGTGGGCACCTAGATCGGTACTTATTGATTAAAAATTGCACCGAGTGTTTAACCAGAATGCGCTCGTGAGCGTTTGCCGCGTATTCGTCTGGAAAATCCTCCACACTCACACTGGTACCGTCAGGATTTGTCGCTTGCTGGTTGTCAGCCAGCACACGAAAACGGTAGCGCACACACCCATGCTCGTCCAAACCGTCAGCATAGATGCGCTGTCGCTTTTGGCGTGTTTCTTTGAGAATCACGTTGATGGCGTGATTAGAAATCGCCTTCTTCACACAACCAAACACGTAGCCAATATCGTGCCGGATCGGCAACATGGTGTAATACGCCTTGACACCTTTGAGCATAAGGTCGGCTTGCAAATCTTTGAAATCCATGTTGTTCGGCTTGAGCAAAAAACGCATCTTACTGCCAACCAAATACTTGCTAAACCCTTGCAACTCGTCATAACGAGTGACAAAATCCTCGTGCACGTGGCACAAAGCATACCACGACAAGGAAGTTCGCGGAAACAACTGAGCGTATGACCACAACTGCTCCCAATAAGAGTGGTCTTTCAACAATCCCCAAACCAACCGAGCGTCGGTTGGATTAACACAATACAGGCGGCTCAACACCGCCGCTTGGCGTCCACTGCACCGACCGCCGCGCACTAGGCGCAACACCCAAAATTTCAAATTGAGGGCGAAGTAACTATTCTCGCGCAACTCAAAGTGCAGTCCACGTGGTGGATACCGACTTGTAATCCAAACTTTTAATTTGGCCGAAAACTCATGGCTACTCACAATCCCCAAGCAATGGGACAGGCACAATCTGTACAAATCAGGATGTGGTGAGCCTTCCGTCGGAATGTGCGTGACGACAACTTGAACAAACTGTGCAACTTCCGGCACCTTTTGAATACACCAAGTTTCGCTCATGGCAGCTTCCTTATTTCACAGTGCGGGTGTCAAAGGACAAATCAAAATCTTGATAGTATATTTCACTATCAGTAGTGTCTGGCGCTTCGGGCGTCGGTTCATCAAACTCTGGAGCCAAGATGAAGCCGCGCTGCATATTGTAAATCACTTCCAACAAACTGGTGCTTGGTTTTACTTTCTTGACCCGCGTATCATCAACACTACCATTGCTCCACGCAGCATCAAGGTCGGTAACAAAGCCCTCGTCAGCGCCATCACTGCGACTGCGTTTGCGTTGTTGTTCAATACGACCACGCTCAATCTCGCGCTCAACTTTCTCATTGTCGCGCTGAATTTGCGGGTCAATCTTTCCCAACATTTTGGTTTTCTTCAAAACCGTAAACTCACGTGGTCTGAAAACTCCACTGCGTTCCCACGACTCAATCGAATAAAAATTGACACAGCCAGTGGCTGCGTTTTTTGGTACAGCCAACGATCCAACCAAATATAGTGCACTCGGTTTATCGTGCGCAGCTGGTGTTGCACGCAACACGTGAGCAATGGCAAAATTGCTCAAATAGTAATTGTTGCACCGGTAGTGCACATAGAGTTTTTGCCCAAACATGAGGCCACAGTTGCGCGTAACTTTTTCAGCCATGAGCAGATACGACAAATGGCGCAACTTGTCGCTAGGCAAGCACGCCACAATTTGAGCTAAGTCTAACAATGGGTTTGTGTTCTTGATTGCTGGAGCTGAGAACGTAGAAGCCACAACTGAGTCATCAAATTCAAAGGCGGCACACGCACGGCTAGTTTTTAGTTTGCCGTTTTCACCACACGTTGCTGTCTTCGACAGAATACGCTTGATATTCAAGCCTGCACATTCACCACAACGCCACGTAATCTTAGCCATTATTTTCCCCTTTCTCCAGAAGACCCTGGACTTTGGCAGTACTACTAATACAAAATTGCACCGTTTGCTGCATACTGCGGTGACCCAAGGTGCGTTGGAGTCTCACTAGCAGTGCGTACAAAGGTGCAGGTAAATGCAACGGTAAGTTGGTAGGCTTGGCCTTGTTATTAACCAGTGCGGTCACGAGCACATCCACATACGGCTTTGCCCGACGAGTAGAATCAAGGTCATACCAAAATACTTTTGGGATTCGTTTGGTCGTTGACTTCAACTGCGCCACCACGTAGGAAGCTGCTGCGTGGAGTGCAGTGTGGCAACTACCACACAATGGTATTTGTGTGGAATCACGACCACCACAAGATACTGGAATAGTGTGATGCATGTGAATAGCAGCACATTTTTTTGTGCATATTTGGCACACGCCGTATCCAGACATGACGTGCTACCTCTTGGAGAATGTCCAAATATCCCAGAGTAAATTAGTTGGCTGAATACCGGCAGCATTTAGCCAGTTGCTGTAGGTGTGCATAGGCATCAACCACACGAAAAATGTCTGGTCGCGTGTGTCAACGAGCTGGTTATCCAGAGTTCGCTCACTAACAATTGCCCACTCGTGGTCACTCAACTTATTCAAGTCTCCAAGCGTGCTTGCCGCGTAACTCAACACCATTTTACCAACAGTTGCATCTGGAACATCCTGACCTTTGGAGAACTGCCTAGAGTGGAAATCAGCGGCAAAATTTGCACTCACACACAAGCAAGTCTGGTGAGTTAAACAAGTAACGCCGGGAACAAACGATCCTCCAGCCTTCCCACCACCTTGCTCAAAAGAATGGGGAATGATATTAACGCTAGTGATGTTCGCAGCTTCCAAAGTTGCTGATGCCAACAAACGCCCCAACACGCTGGCACCGGCAGTGTGCGCTGACATGACGATTGGCAGGTTGTGGCAAAAAATATACGGGGGGAGTTTGTCGGTAGGAAAGTTGCGCGGGATTTTTGAGAGAGACTTCACCAAACCGGATCGCAATGACGCTATGGCTGAGTCGTTGTGCGCTGTTTGTTTTTGTGTGGCTTTGGCTTTGGTTATTTTCGCCAAATACGCACGGTGGTCTTCACCGCTAATGCGTTTGGTACTCTCCAACTCAACAAGTTTGTGGCTCATAGTTTTGAGCCAGTCGTCGGTCAGAATTACCGGGATTGGAAAGTCGCTATCCAAATCCACGTGCAGGGAATCCATAATCTCACGAGTCAGAACTGGATTATCTGGGTTTTTCCCCAATCGTTTACGCCAGTTTGCGTATTTGGCTTTGGTTTCAGCCACACGTTTGGTTAGTTGTGCCTTATCCGAAACACGGGCGGTCAAATACGCAATTTCTTTGGCTTCTTCCTTATCCAAATCCAAGTCATGCAAACCACGTCCAGCCGCGACAGCCACTACAGGTGTGGCGACCGGTAAATGCTCCAAATGATTTGCCAAACGCTGCACGATGTTTGACAGATTTGCCACAGAACCGACAAACTCCCTTTTGTTTATCTCACGTTCCTCAAGAGCAACAGCAATACCAGACACGCAATTTGTCAACTCACGCACATGCCGGTTGATACTCAACACTTCAAAGCGTGGAATAAGCTCAAGATCGGCACAAAATTGTCGCAGGAATCCAATCGCCGACGACCGATATACCAAACGTTGTGTTCGCACATCTTCGGTAAATTTTCCAATTCTTGCCAACAGCGAAGTGACTTGAGGATAGGCCATGACACTCTCCGTTAATTTACATTATGGTAAAACGACAAACCGCCGCAAATGCGGCGGTGCCTGGAGAAAAATTAGCAAAACTACCCAAGAGTCAGCTGGCGCTTCACTCGCCAAAGAGTGTAGTCACCCACATAGAGAGTGATGCCGTCATTGCCAACTGTGTGTGGAACCTTTCCGCGTGAGCACCAGTCTACCAACTTTTTAACCGATACTCGCAGGTACAAAGCGGCAGAGTACATATCCCGCTGGCTGAGATTTGAGTAGTACCTACCGCTGCGGGTGGTAACTGACCGGTCAGACAGTGTATCATTTTTCATACAAAGCTCCTTGGGGGCAGGGTAGGTTGAGGGATTGATGCCAGTATACTCTGGTGCTTCCGCCCTGTCAAGCAGTCAATGCGGCGAGCGTCTGCAAAACTCGGTGGCATGGATCGCGCCGCTCCAACTTCAAGGCCGCAATTTTAGTGTCAATGGCGGAAATTGCTGACTTGATAGTGGTGCGTTCCAACACGTGGAGCTGCTTAACTTGCAACTCCAAAATAGCCTCGGCTGTGGCTTGAGAAACTCCCATATTTTTGACCAAGTGTGCTGCTGGATTCTTAGACCTCAGTGACCCAATCACAATGTCCAGATTTGATACTGCGGTCAGGAGTAAATTTTGCCGTGCCAACCTTGCGTGTTCTTGGGCCAGCAGGTGGTCAATCACTGCCAACTCCAACCCCAACCGCCACTCACGCCACTTGGCGAGCAAGCTGGGAATAGTCTCTCGACTAAACAAGGCACGTCCATCCTCAGTGCGCTCCGTGATTCCCAAATCAAAACACACGCTCCGCGTAACGGCGGCTCTTACCTGTGATTCCACCGTGGTCAAATCCGCAGTTCGCAAACAACTAATCGTGTAGCTGATACCTGATTGGTCGCTGGTATCAGCCACACTCTTAACTCCTGGCAAATTTGCTACTGTGACAAACAAAACCTTGTCAATTACTGGTTTTGATTGCAGACCTGGACACACACTTAGCAACTTAATTTGCCGTTTGTGCGGTACCAGCACAATCTCAGGTTCAAACTTGAGGGTTGCGTTACCAGTAGTGAAAAACTCCAACATTTCAGCCGGTGAGCTAACACAAGACCCACCCCACTTGTAGCTCAAGCGCAGGTATTTGGCACAATCAACCGGAGTTACGGCACCAATCTTGAATAGCTTGCGGCACAATTTTACCACACCCGCGAGTTCAAAACTTGGACAACTAGCCGACACACCAACCGCAATGGAGTTGGAACCAACCAACAGCAGCGTTGGCAGTTTGGCTGGAAGCACCAACGGCCAAGTTTTGTCCTCAGAAAAATTCTTGATTTTTGGCGTGACTGCCAAATACGTGGAATCCAACATCTGGAGTTGTGTGTAGTCACTTAGCCGACATTCAGTGTTGTGACTAAGAAAACCGTTGGCCATGAAAGCGTGGCTGTGCGGAACAGTTAGATCGTATACCCACTGTTTACCGTGATTTGGCACCACACTGGTTACTGTGGCTAGTACGTAGTCACGGTCACAACTAGCCTTGCATTTGCAACTCACGCCACTGCTCACTGGCGAATTTGCATAGACGCGAGTGAGCAGGTTTAACACACAACGGCGCTTGGTCACAAACAAACAGTTGTCTTGGAGTTTGGCCCACACGCCAAAGTAGTTGCCCAACAACTGCTGTACCTGACCGGCAATTACTGGATTTGGTAGCGTGGTGCTGATTCGACATTTTGTAACGCTGTTTTGCAGCAAACGTGGTGGCGGCGTTTGCCACACCAATGGCTGGAGAAAACTAGCAACAGTTGAGTGATTGGCAGTAAACAAATACTCTGGAATAGCAAAGCCATTCTCAGAATCCAAAATTGTTCGCCATTCTGACCCAACGGAATCCAATTGCTCCTGACACCACTTTGCGTGAACACCATGCGACTTTGGCAGCGTGATGTTTTGAAAAAACAAGCGCACGCCCAACAAAAATCCAAGCTCAGAGTGATTACCCGCTCCACTCACTACTGGCACCGAACCAGCGTTCAAACAAATGCGCGAAGAACCAGCTACCAGATTTTCAGCAGTGACCCACGCAAAAGTTTGGTGCCCGTCAATGGTGCCATTGCGTACCAAAAATGGTTGATTAGGTGTGCAAACCACCGAACCGTAGGGCGTGGTTACTGTTACCGTGAATTGCTGTCCACTATTTAGCCAATGACTAGCTGGGTGCGAACCGTGGAGCGACCCTACTTGGCAGTCCACGTGGTGCTTGTAACCACTTAGGGTAGCGTAGTCGTCGGCAAGCGAGTTGTGCTGATTTTCCAACATTGGTAAGTGGACAATCGGCACCAGACCATGCTCAGTCATCACTCGCGTGGTTCCAGCAAAACAATAGCGTGGTGCACCAGCGGGGTCAACATGATTACCCCAACCACCATAGCCATCAATGAGCGGTATAGGCATGTTGGCCAGCAGCACCATTGCCTTGTAGATGCTCATATCCGAGTGCGGCCACCAGCAACCAATCACTTCGCCAACAACGCGTGCTGATTTCTTGTAACCAGTCTTGTTGGTAATACCCAAATCATGCATTGCCCACAATATGGCGCGTTGGCTAGGCTTCATTCCGTCGCGGAAGTCGGGGATCGACCTAGATTCTACTACTTCCCTACCATATCGAAGCATAAAACGTCTAGCTAGGTCGTGAATGTGCTCAGTAGTTTCCATTATTTTCTCCAGTAATTTTTTGCCAACAGCAACCGGCGTGTGTATGGGATTTACCAGCGACAACTGCTGCCACGCAGGTCGGAAGATAACCAGCCGCACAAATTTCTTCGTGAGTAGTAAAAATCTCTCCAGTGGTTATATTTCGCACAGGTTTCATTTGTGGTTGTGACTTTGATAGTGGTGGCAGCTTTGGTAACGGTCGATTGTTTTTACTCAAGCGTGCCCACCGAAAACCACAAACTGAATTTCGTCTGCCTGCAACAACACCTCTAATACTGTTTTGGCCACAACCAACGACAGTAGCAGCTTCATTGAAAGAATTGTACACACGCAAAAATTTACCACTAATGGTGTACTGCGCTACTGGTGTAGTTTTTGGCAATTCTAATGGTGGCAGCTTTGCTAACAGTTTACCGTTACCTTGTAGCCTCGCCCACCGAAAATATTTAAGCGTTTGACCTTTGCCAGCCAGCACTGCGCTAATACCGCTGGCAGCACACCCAACACTGTTAGCAGCTGCTGCTATTGAACCAAACACGCACAAAAATTTACCACTAATGGTGTACTGCGCTACTTGTGCTAATGTTGGTTTTACAGGTGGTAACTTTGGTAATGGCGTGCCATTGCTTTGTAGCCTCGCCCACTGACAGCCACCAGCGGTATTGGTTCTACTAACAAGAACAGAACTGATAGTTCCTGCGTTACAGCCAACTATTTCAGCAGCTTCTTTAACTGATACAAACACTCGCAAAAACTTACCATTTTTCGTATACTGTGCTACCGGAACCCGTAGTGGTTTTACAGGTGGCAACTTTGACAACGGTTTTCCATTACCTTGCAGGTATGCCCATTGAAAGCCACCTGCCAATGATCTTTCTCCGCGAGCTACACCACCAATATTACCGACACTACAACCAGCTTGTTGTGCGGCAGCGGTCATTGAATCAAACACGCGCAAAAATTTACCTGATTCGCTATATTGTGCAATTGACACAACAGACGGAACGCTTAGGCCAGTTTTCCATGCGTGCTGTGTGTTATCACTGGGTGTTGACCACTCCAAATTACTAGCGTGGTTGTTCACTTTATTGCCATCTTTGTGGTTTACAATATTTTTACCAACAATACGTGGTAGCCACGCTAACGCAACCAACCGGTGTACTAAAAAAGTCTTCGTGTTTCCATTGGATGATAAACACACTTGTGCGTACCCAACACTTGAAACTCGCGTTTTTAGAAACTTTTTGCTAAGTAAAGACCATACACGTCCATCTTTCTCAATTTCGTAATTGACAAAAAAATTGGCGTCAATAGCGTTATGAGTCACACCCATACTTACTCTTCTACAGTGATTTATATGTTTGTTATCACGCAACTTACTCGTAACTGTAGCGGTAATTTTTCTAGTAGAATCTTTCAAGTAGCGCCACTTGAACCCGTTTGCTGTAGACGTTCTACCCGATAAAACAGCACAAATGTTACCATCAGTGCAACCAACAAAAGAAGCAGCTTCCCTAATCGAATCAAACACACGCACTAATTGGCCATTAGTAGTATATTGGGCTACTGGAACTTTTGTAAGTATTTTTGGTTTTACAGGTGGTAACTTTAGTAGTGGTTTTCCATTAGTCTGTAGCCCTGCCCACTGAAATCCGCCTGCTGTTTTTTGAATACCTTTAATAACACTACAAATGTTGCCACTGCTAAGACCAACAGCTAGGGCAGCTTGTTTTAGTGAAGCATACACCTGTAAAAATTTACCACCGACTGTATACTTAGCTACCCGCACATTACGGTTAGTTTGGGTCAAGCCAGTATCAACAGCATGTTGACTATTTTCTTGTTGCGTAACCCACTCAAGATTATGACTGTGATTATTGCTCTTGTTTCCATCTAAATGGTTTACAATATTTTTGCCAATGACACGTGGTATCCACGTTAGTGCTACTAATCGGTGCACAGCAAAAGTGTAGCGAACACCATCAACATTAGACAAGCTAACACGTAGATAGCCTTGTTTACTTATAGTTTGTCTAAGGTATCGGCCATTTTTAATAGCCAGAACTTGCCCATCTTGAGTAATTTCATAGTTTGGAAAATTCTGCGCCCTATATGACTCTAATCGTTGTTCCACGACAGTGCGACCATATCGAAGCATGGCACGCTTGGCGTAGCTGTCAATTGTTTCTGAAACCATTGGAAGGCGCTCCACGCAAAAAAGCCACCAACGTGATTGGTGGCTAAAAAATGGGGGAAATTTTACTTAGCTATATTGGCTAAAGTTACTTTTAGCCACGTGGCTAGTGGCACGTCGCAAGCGTCAGCAGCATCCTTGAATGCTTGCCAAACCGGAGTTGGAAGTTCCAGCGTGACTAACGTGGTTGGCGGCGGCACTTCCTCAAAACCCAACTCAGTTTGAGTTGAAATGCTGATTGTGTCAAAGGTTTGTGGTGTGGCGTCGGTGTCGTCGTCCTCATCAAAGTCACACTCACCAAAGTCAAAATCTTCATCATCGTCGGTGGTATCTCCCAACCGTGCTTCCAAAGCCTCGGCATCCTCGGCGTCGGTGCGCTGTTCAGCAGTTGCTGGTTCAAGCACTTTTGCTTTGAAGTACAAATCAGCAATCCATAAAATTGCCAAATCTTCGGCTGGGTCATCACGCACCACAACTCTCCGTACTACAACTTTCCGTAGAATGTTGTTAGAAAGTTGGGAGAAAATGGCAGGGGTATCAGTGTTGGCAGCAGTGTCCAACCAGCCAAGTGTCCCAATGCGTACACCGCTTCCAGAAACAGTTTGCGCCACATCGTCGAATACCAACCCAACATAATGTGCTGATCCATCCATCAGCGACGGAAAATTCTTTCGACCACGTGCCAAGTCTTTCACGTAGCGGTTGTACATACCATAGGCTGCGCTAACCGAGTGGGTCATAGCCTGTGGATCAGTGTTGGCCGCTTCGGTATTTTCCTCTCGAACCATCGTGACATAGCTATAGTCACAACGTTCAATCTTGCGTTTGGAGTGCTTGCGGTTCGCCATCAAATCACCCATCACGTGGTCGTACAGGTTACTGCACCAAAGCATGTTGGCTTTTAGCAAAGTCACTTGTTCCGGGGTTGGAGCAAGCTCCAAAGAAATTTGTGGTTTTTTACTCATGGTGAAACTCCGATTGAGGGGGTAGGTGTTACAACTACTATTTACATTTTAGTCAACAGTCGATCAGCAATGGTGTCCAACTTATCACAAAGCCTATCAAGTTTATCCACCAAACGATCAAGCGGTGATACGGATTGGGTCGGCTGCTCCAACAACTTGGTGGTAGTGGTAGGTGCCGACAGTATGGCGCGAATTTTCTTGTCCATCCACAAAGCCAACCGTACGTTAATCCACCTAGAAAATACCACGGCCAAATCAGGGTGCAACCAAGTGCCAGGATTGTTGCCACCCCTTTTAACAATTACAAAATCCGAATATCCCAAAAGTACATTTTTACTTTTGGCATTTTGCTCCTCCAACAGTACCGCAATATACTCTTGGGTATCCTCACTCTTTAACCATTTACTAACTTGCTTGTTGTAGAATTGTGCAATGGATGTGGCGTTGAAGAAGCCAGTTTCGGTGAAGTCAACTCGCAACGATTGGCCGTTGTGCTCCCACACGTCAAACAGTGTGCTAGAACTAACGGCAGCCTCCCACACGTTGAGATGATAACGTGCTGCGGTTGCTGCCAATAAACGCGACAACTTGGGCCAAGTGAGCATCCCGTGCGAGAATACTCTGTTGTCCAGCAGCAAGCGAAGCGCGTCATTGCTAATCACAGTGGTAGCGGTATCCAACTCCAACAACTGACCGGACTCAAGCAACTGCTGCCGGTGAGTTGGGTAGTTTGCAGTTTTAGTGAAAGTTATTTCCAACGTGTTCAACACTGGCGCAAAGTTGCTGTTGAACAACGCAAACTCCAGCGGCACACCACCAACCCGCACAGTTTTGGTTGTGAAATTCACGACGCTCTCTCCCACTCGCATTTGGCGTGAGAAAATCTACTACCGTTGAGCACACCCCTTACCAAGTCAGGATCGTAGCCAGCAGTGCGAAGTTGCTGGTAGCTGGAAAACTCGACGTTGCGCACATGAAAGCGGTTGCGAGTACGCATGGCAGTTGCCATTTCTGCAAAAGTCAGTTGCGCTGCCTCACCACGCGACCACCGCCAGCCGTTGGCGGTGCGACGAGTTCCAGCCAACACTCGTGAAATGTTGGAGGCACAATAACCGGCACGGGTGGCGTGGCTGAGTGATTGGTAAGTTTCTACCAGTGCGCCATCTAGTCGGTGGCGATTCACAATAATTGGTTTATTCACGAAAATTCCTCCACATTAACCACGTAGCCAAAGCTGTCCTTCCAGCAATGGTACTCGGTGCTTACGACACTTCCACTTAGTATTCCTGTCCCTTAATTTTTCAAACCTGTCAAATTCAAAGCCGTTAAATTCGGCCAACTTTTGCAACCACTCTGGTACTGGCACGTGGATTCCATAGGGGGCGCTATCACCAATTACCAAACAGACTGCGGCGTGGCGCTTGGTAAGCACTCGCAGCGACCGCAGCACTCTACTCATATCCACAAAATACGCGGCCACCATGGTGTGGTACGTTTTGCGTCCACCGTGGAGCACGCGCTCAGTGTCCAACTGGTGGCAAACATGTGCAAGCTCTCTGGCAATTGGTGCTGTCGCTCGGTGCTGTAGCAACTTGTCCAGTTTGAAATGTTCAGCGGCAGCATGCTGACTACACGAACACAACAAGTGCCGCCTGACGGCGTGGTGAAGTTCTCCCCAACTGCTGACCTGATTGAAAAATGTCATTTCCAAACGAGTGGCGTCAGCGTAGTCGAAATTGTTTATATAAGGAGAGGACGTAATCACCAAGTCAACACTACGCGGAGCCACCTGCTGTGGGACTCGTCTAGCATCACCGCGAAAAAAATGTGCGGGAGTTGATGGGTGGTGGCGCAAGTGGTGCATGTCAGAAACCATGCGAGCAATCTTGTGCTCCCACGCCGCCGCTACCGTGACTTGGTTTGCCTTGCGCTGGTTTGGCAACACGTATTGACACTGTGCTGTCCCCACGCAACTGCACGTGCGCAAAATTCCCACCAGCGCCAACCACACCAGACGAGAAATGACTGGATCAAGTTGCTTGTGATAGTGCCACCACGCATCCCGCAACGCTAACAAGTCAACCAGCACCGTGGGAGTGTAGCACTTGGCTAGCAATGGCGCAACTGGTGGCAGTGGCTGCTTGAACCGGTGCGACAATACCAGCAATTTGGCAGCAGTTCGTTCAAGTATTGATCGTGAAGCTGACCATCCAAGTTTGGCACGTGCTACCCGCACCACGAACGGATGCGATTCACACCCCAAACTGGCAAATCCAGCAAGCTGTGCGGCAAACACGGTGGTGCCGCACCCGGCAAAAGGATCGTATACCAGCGTTGGGTTGTGGTCGGTCACCACCTGCGTGACCCAATCGGCGGAAAACCCTGCCGTGTACCCAAACCAATTGTGCACTGGCAGGCGGCGATTATCAGCAAACGTGCCACTGGTAGATTTCACTCGACACGCTCCCACTCGCAATTGGCGTGAACACGGTGGCGACCCGCTACAACTCCAGCCACACCGCATGGATCGTAACCAGCTGCTCTCACTTCGGCGTTGCTGGTAAATTCCTCCCCAGTGGTGACGTTCCTCACGTGGTAGTTTGCACAAGTGTGAAGTGAGTGGTTGATTTGAGATGTGGTGAGTGGAGGCAATCGCTTGAAATGACCAGCCAACCGCCACTGGTAGCCGCCAGCCGTAATTGCTTTGCCACTCACCGCTGCCGAAATATGCGCGGCCAAGTGTGCGTCGCCGATAGCACGTTGTGCAGCAATCATGGACCTGTACGTACACAACTTTTTGCCAGTCTCCGTCGAAAAACAATCCACTGGACTAATGGCTGGCCGATCCCGCAAGCCAGTGGCAACCGCGTGTTCCAGGTTGGCCAGTCCAGTAACCCACTCCAAATTGCTGTGGTGGTTGTTGAGTATGTCGCCATCCTTGTGGTTTACTTCTGGTTTGTTGCGTGGGTTTGGCACCCACACCAGTGCAACTAACCTATGCACCGAAAATGTTTTGCGCTGGGTGGCATTCCACAAACCAATCATCAGATAGCCGTTGTGTGCCACATGCTGTTTTCTCCACCGGCCAACGAAGTGTGACCACACCTGACCAGTGCGGCTCATTTCGTAGTCTGGAAAATCTGGAATTGGTCGCGTGTGTGCCATGTCAAATCCCCAACAGTTTCTTGCGGGCGGCGGTTGACTCTCCCACGAGGCTGACGAAATAGTCCATGTCAACTTTTTTTGGAGGCATAGTCAACTGAATCACTGACCGAGTGGTAGTGTCAAAAGCGATTCTCCTTAAAATTTCTGGATCAAGCTCACTAAGTCCCTTGGAGCGAATCACCATATCTGGCCGAATCTTTGGATTCTGCGCTACCACTGCACTCACGCTTTCCCCGTAGAAGTGTTTGTTATTGTGCATGGCATGAAAAAGTGGTGCTTCAACGATCCACACGCGCCCCTGCTCAAACAAGGTTGGCGCCAACCGGTAAATTAACGCCAGCAGTAGAGTGCTGATGTGGCAGTTGCTGCTTACCAAACCGTTCCCTAGCACAAAGTTGCCGTGGGCTGGAACAGTGGCGCAGTACATGGGCTGCTCAACAGTGGTGGTATAAACAATTTCCTCTATTGCTTCGTTGGCAATAGTGGAACCGTGTGGTCCAAACTTGACACTTTTGATTGAATCCCCAACCACCAAATCTTGTGCCGCTGCGTAGTAGTTTCCATTGGCAAGAAACGCACCGTGCGCCGTGCGACTAACTACAAACTTGTGGTCAGCAGTGCACTGTACTGTTCCGAGTTTGGTGGTCACACAAACCACTTCGGTGGTAGTGCAAATCTCCCGCGTGTGCAGGGCGCTAGTTACCACAACTTTTCCAGCGGCGCTGATCGCGTAGGCTGGCTGCCGCAACACAGAATGCGTAGCCAAAACTGACAACGTGTTGTTGCCGTTGGGTGAGAGCATACGCGTGGTGCCAACCAGCGGCCCGTCAGCGTCAAAATCGCTCAAAATAAAAATCTTGTTGGCACGCAAATTTGTCAGGTCAATAGCCTTGGCAGTAACCACCAACCCCAGTGATTGCAGCACACTCTGAATGGGTCCATTCGCCAACAACTTACTGAGAGAGTTTTTCAGCGCGTTGGGTGGCTTACCCAACATACTCAGCACTTCTTGAAAATTTGAGTCACGGGCTTTCTTGGCACTACCACTGTTGTGCACAATCGCGCCATTCCCCAACGCAAAATTGTTGAACACGCGAACTGACAAATCGTAAACCGGAACTGGTTGGTCCAATGTGCGCGTGGAGGCAGTGACAACTTCTGCATTCTGATACCTGTACGGCAAAATTGTACGCACCAGATCACCGCAAACCAACTCGTCAGCTCTTCGGTACGAATTATCAGTGAGCAACCACAAGTGGTCGGGAGTACACTCAAATTGGCAGTCTGCAAAAACAACCGTGGTCAACTCACTCACGTACTTAGTGAAGTGTGGTTGTTCCAACAGCACGGCTTTGGGTTTACCAGTAGTAGTGTCAAAAGCCAAGCCAGCCGTGGTGATGCCGCGTTGTTGATAGTCAGCAACCAACTCAATCATTGGTTTGCTGGTATTACCAACCAACACCGGAGTGCTGCCAACAAAGCAGTTGTGCACAACTGCGCCATTACCCAACGTAAAATTCTCAAAAGTTGGAACGGTAATGTCATAGACTGGCACTGGCTGTGGCATGACAAATTGTTGCACCGAACGAACCTTCATTTGGTACCTCGCGTTTTACTTGGTAGAGGGAGAATCAAAACTTACTAATTTTTGTTAATAGAGGGTTAATCAAATTGAAGAGAGAGAGAGATGCAAATGTCATCACCGTTTAGTCGTGTCGGAATCAAAGCCAAACATACTCACTGGTACCACCAGTTCTGCGTTGCTTGGGACAACGATGGCGTATGGGTAGCACGCAGAGTTCTAAAGAAATTTAGTAAGGTATACGCCAAACTATGCATACTAGAAACCCCTCGCAAAAAAATTAGTAGTCAGAACTTATATGAACTCAGGCAACCTCACGCCGATAACTCATGTTTAACATGTGGCGAACCAACTGCGTTCAACAAGGAAAAAAGAGCTTGGGCCAGCTATTGCTCACGCAAATGTATGAATGAATCAGCAGCCGTGGTTAGTAGCCGACGCAAAACTTGTCTGCAAAAATATGGCGCTGACAATCCTTCAAGAGTTGAACAATTCAAAAATGAACGAACTAAAACTATTCAGCAACGCTTTGGCGTGGTGAACGCTTTTCAAAGTGAAACTATCAAAGCTGCGATAAAAACCACGCTGTTGGATCGCTATGGAGTTGAGCATATCAGTCAAAGCCGCGAAATCCAAAAACTAAAACAGCAAAATAGTTTGGAGAAGTGGGGAGAAACACATTGGACTAAAACCAAGGTCGGACGCACAAATACCAGAAAAATGAATACACCGGAATGTCAGGGCCGCGCTAGAGCTACGTGCGTAGATAAATACGGTTTTGACAAACCATTCAAAGCAACAGCAATTCAAGATAAATGCAAAGCTACTTGCATGGATCGTTATGGTTTTGATAATGCGTTAAAAGTAAAAGCCATCAGGGACAAAGCAGTAGCCAACTCACTCACATCAGTGTATAGAAAGTACAAAATCTTTGTGGACAAAAACAACAAAACCCACAAGGTGGTGGGGTACGAACACCATGCGCTGGAGTGGTTGAGCCGCCAAAAAAATGTCAGGTCAATCACAACAAACTTTCACAAGTTACCAAACATCAAGTACCAAGAGTTTGGTAAAACTCGCACCTATCATCCAGATATGGTCGCCTTCACAGTTGGTGGAGGTAAGCACTTAATTGAGGTTAATAGCAACTACACACTTGCTATAGACTTGGACAACATTGTTCGTAAGTGTCAAGCAGCCACACGCTTCATGAAAAAACGCAGTGGACATTTTTGGTTGCTTTTGGTTGACGACCACAAAAATGTCCACATGCTAAAAGACCCAACCACCAAGCAAAAAATTGTTAAAGCGTTTAGCTACCACGCACCAAAACTGTCTGAATGTCATCATCGGACGTGAGAGCGTCAGCACGTTTGTAGATTCCAGACGACAGCAACCACAAGTGTTCAGGTGTGCACAAAAACTTGCTGCCGTCTTCCAACTCAACTTCGACAAACTCAGTAGTGTAGTTTGTTATCCGTGGCTGCTCCAAAACCACTGGCACCGATTGTTGATTGGCTATATCGTATGACCAACCGAAATTGGTATTACCTGACGTATACTCTACAGCTAGATCGGCGATTGTCTTTGTTGTACCATCACCCAACAAAATTGGCGTAGAGGAAAAAAGAGATGCACTCTGCCCCTCCACAATGAACAACTCACGAGTTGCCGGTGTTGCCGACAATGATGCTGCCAAACAACTTGGTAAACTGCTGCGCTTCTTGATGGTGCTGGCTGTGCTAGCAATGCGCTTAAATTCTTCACGGCCACTAGCCACTGTTTGAATACGCTTGATGATTGAGCGCGTCAAGCGTGGATACTTGGCAAAAAATTCATTGAGGGCGGGTTCCAACACAGCTTCCAACTTGGAACCAATGTTGAGAGTGAAGCGGTCTTTGGTCTGACTGGAAAATTCAGCGCCACTGGTTCGGTAATTTACCACGCCAAAAAGCCCGCATCGAACATCTTTTTGATAAAGAGTCTCGCGGGCCTTTTTGTGCACACTTAGTGCTCTTACCAATACCGTGTAAAAACTATCCAAATGTTTTCCGCCGTCACGAGTTAGCACACTATTCACAAACCCCAACATGCGTTCATCACTAGTGCTCGCCCAACAGAACGCGACCTCAACTAATGGATTCTCCAACACAAAAACTTTACTGATTGGTGTGGTGTGCGCCTTTTTGAGCAAGCGCCGAACCAAGCGAGTCAAACCTTCTTGATTAAAAAATTCCAAATTGCGGTCGTCAATTTTGGCAACAACTCGCAAATTTGTGTTGAGCAACGACAAATCCCGCAGCCAACTCAATATCTGCTTGGTATCCAAGGCCACAGTGTGGCCATCTTCGGCCACAATGGAAACATCTGGAACAAAGTGCACCACTGTTCCGCAAGTTGGTGTATACCCCAAGCGTGCGGCAACAGCGTCGGGAACTTGCTGCTTACGAACTACTCCGGTAAGCTGTTTACCCTTGGAAAATTTTTGATAATGCCAAGACGAGTTTCGACACGTCCAAACTTCCAACAAATCACAAACAGCGTTGACTGCGGCAGCGCCACAACCGTGAGTTCCACCGCTAGTCTTGTAGGCGCTATCGTCAAACTTGCCACCAGCGTGGAGTTTACTAAATACCAACGTGAGCGTGGAGATTCGTTCAGTCGCATGGAGTCCGACCGGTATACCGCCAGCACAGTCTGCCACCAAAAAATCGTTGGTGGCAGTGTTGGCGACAACTGTGATTTTGTTGTTGCGTCCTGCGTGGTACTCATCAACCGCGTTGGTTACAATCTCATCCAGCAACTTAAACAGCATGGTGCTGCCCTTGGCTCCCAAGTACATGCCAGGTTTTTGCCGCACTGCTTCCAATCCTTTGTACACAATGATATTTGCTTCACTATATGTTGACATGGCTGCTCTCTACCAAAAGTTCGTAGTGCTTAGTCATTGCTTCAAAAGCAAGCGGTTCAATAGAACTCGCGTAGGTGTGAAACAACTTTAGAAAAAACCCTAGCCAGTTGTAACCAGAAAACTGTTGACCGGCGGCAATCGCCTTGGCCAAAACTTGGTCACCAACAAAACCCTCAAACTTAACAATCACAACAAATGCAGCCCTGATCATTTGCTCCGATGAAAAATCACCGCACACAACCGTGCTGGTTGGTAATGGGAGTGGGACAAACTCAGTAGCAAAGTTGCACCGTTTGCAAAAATCAGCAAGACTGCGCTGGTAGTAAAAGCCCACAAACAGTCTAAACCAAGTAGGTGGGTTGTGCTTACCGTTGTGAGCATCAACGAATTTAACAAACTCTTTCCTAAAAAACCAATTCACAAACTCAGCATAGGTAAAACTGTTCCCATAAGAGTTTGGGTAATGCCCTCCAGCAAACACATCCACACAAGCAGCATTGTACGTTTCAAACGTAGGAGGTGTCATGGCGCTCACTACGTCATTGACCCTGACTGCCAGTGGCGGCATGCCTGACAAATCACGATGTGTTAGCACAAGACCAGTGTGCAGCAACACAACTTGCGGTGACTGCTTCCAGCAACTCTCTAGGGTTGCGTGGTCGAATAAGCCAATTTCTTCAAGGATTTTTAGCACAAATCAACTCCCGAAATTTTGTTGACAACTTACGGTCAAGTTCTCCAACTAGCTGCCGTGTGGAGAAGTTTTTAGCAGCCGCACTATACATTGCGGCAGTGACTTCAACAAAGCAATACCCGTTTACCCTGATACCAGGTGCCATCATCTGCCGTTGGTCACTAACTGTTAGATACTGACCGATTGCAGCAAACAACTGGAATAGCACATTCAACAACACACGAGTACCTGGTGAGCTTTTAGTATTGCGTGGCAGCTCTAGTTGAATCTTCGCTGCCGCCAACAAGCCAGCAGTGTTCTCAAAGTTTCCCACGTAGCAAGAGAGTGAGTAGTGACGCAACCACCGTGCAAAAAATCGAATCATTGATTTGACGGAAGGTTGAACGTTGTTGGCGTCGATGAAAAGTGCAAAATCTCGCAGCACTGTGACAAAGTAGTGGCTAAAGTCGTCCAACGTGAAAAAATTGTGCAAGCTGGAAACTTTCGAGCTTGGTTCATCACAAACCAAACTGTTGTACTCAAATAAATTGTTGAAATAGTCGTCCAAAGCGCGGGAGTTTGTAGACCGCAACTTATCCAGCAGACCAAAATTCATCAACCACAAGTCAGGGTCGCTCGCGTCTTGTGTGATTAAGAGTTGGCGGGTAGCGTCAACAAATAGCGGTTGTGGAATACGGCCACTAATTACTTTGTACTGCAACAACAGTATGGCATCGTGAATAGCACTATAGGGATTTGACCCAAAAGAAGTGCCAACAACTTCACCGGTGACCATATCATGCAACCAGTGGGAAACCCACTGTTCGTGCAACTGGTAATCCATAGTGGCCTCGCTGTTCACTTGTCAAACAACTGAATCTGATCGCCAGTAACACCAGTTACTGGCCGTGGATGCCGATACTTTTGCCAATCACCATCAAGTGCCAACATGCGCGACAGTGCCACATGCAAAGCGACATTGCGCTTGATGCCAAAATGCTGACAGTATTCGCTGAGTTCAGCCAGCAAATCGTCAGGTAAGTTTACTTTCACGGTACTACTATTTACGGGCAGCATCGGGATTCTCCACATAAGCACGATTAACAATCACCAACTGCTCCAAAGTTTTTGGACACACAATCTTCCTGTATACTGAAACCTTTAGGCGATGTGGATCGGGCGCTGGCGGCAACGAACGCAAATACCTAGTGGCTTCCACACGTAATTTACAGTTTTTCCAAAACCTACACTTCTTGCCATAGCAACCATCAGTTAGGTGAAACCACCCAACAATGCGATACTTGTACCACATCGTACCGCTATCTCCGGGGTACTTCTCCACAAACTTTGTTCCTACTGGCCTAGAAGGCTTTTCCAATGCGTCCACGTAGAACATATTAGTCTCCCATCCACACTCCAGATTGGTCGGCGTTTGGTGATTCTTCCTCAACTTGCGGAGGACTGCCCAAAGCACAGAAAGCATTTAGAAAATCGCACAACAACAAGCGACCTGCTTGAAACTCCTCCAACAAATTACGACTCTGCTTGTAGACAACTACAATAGAGAATGGCACTTGCGACAAATCTTTGATTGGCTGCACGTTGTCATTGGCAACAAGTGTGATAAAGTGCTGCTGCTGTTCCATATCGTAGTACAAAATCAACTTGTAATTCTCAACAAGTACCACGCAGTAGGAACAGGCTCGCATTTCCTCAAAGACTTGCGAAATTTTAATCAGGTTGGTGACAAACTCGTGGCTTGTCACTTGCATATTTTCAAAATTCTGTTGATTGTCGCTCAACAGCGGTTGAGCCACCAACTGCACAACATCCTCGCCAACAACCAAAGAGTGAAGTTCATACGTCAAGCCATGAAGCATGAACAGCATCGAACTCTGCTGTGGTTGTTCGCTCAGCACTTCACACAATTCACAAACTTTCATCGTGGTTCTCCACTGAAAAGGCAGGAGGAAATTGCTTTCCCCCTGCCTAGATTTACAAAACCTTACTTAGCCTTACGCTTGGCAGGCTTAACTTCTTCCACTTCGTCCTCATCATCGAAGTCGAAGTCATTGTCGTCGTCGTCGTCGTCGTCGTCGGCGTCGTCATCCTCAGAATCAAAATCTTCGTCGTCATCGTCGGCGAAAACTTCCTTACTGGGTTTGGCAGGAGCAGCACGAACACGCTTGGGGGCAGCAGCCACCGGCTCTTCAACCTTGGCGGCACGACCACGCCGCTTGGGAGCAACCGGCTCGTCATCGTCTTCGTCATCATACTCCACAACTTTGGAAGTACGACCACGTTTGGGAGCAACCGGCTCGTCATCTTCATCTTCGTAGTCGTCGAAATCAGCAACAGGTGCTGGTGCTGCACGACCACGCCGCTTGGGTGGCGCTTCAACAACTGCCTCGACTACCGCACGACCACGCCGCTTGGGGGCAACCGGCTCATCATCTTCGTCGTCAATTACAGCACGAGTAGGAGCTGCACGACCCCGCCGCTTGGGGGCAACCGGCTCGTCATCTTCTTCCTCAACTGGAGCTGCACGACCACGCCGCTTGGGCGGCGCTTCTTCCACAACCGGAGCTGGAGTGCGACGGGGCTTTGCTGCCACAGCCGCAGCAGCGTGGTCATCGTCATCGCCTTCAAGTTCAAAGACTAAATCCTTAATCTCGCCCTCGATGCCCATATCAGTGAACTTGGCAATCTGCTTGGCAATCTTGTTCAGCCGCGTAATCAATCGCTTGGAAACCATTGGTTTTTCTCCGAAAAAAAAGACAAGTTTTGGACTATTCGCCACTCAGTGGTGAGTGGCGCAAAAATTCCCGAAGTCCGCAGCGGTACTAGGCAGTACGGCGAGTGGTGGTGGTGGTGGTGGCGGCACTACTTTTCGCTACCACATTCTCTTCATCGCCTTGAATCGAATTGTTGATTAGACCAGTGTTGCTCGACACATTCACAAAGGTCTTATCACCAGTCGGCTCAGTAATTTCACTGAAACCGTTTTTCAGGTAACGAACCCGTGCACCAGCTTTAACTTCAAAGATGGTGTGAAGCGTGTTGACCAAAATCCTAGACGGCTCACCAAGACCGCCTTGAATCAGAGCAACATCGTTTTTGTCAAAATGACTGACAACAACTTTGGTGCCACGTGCCCGCTTGTGCCGAAACACCACGTGCGTATCGGTAACACTCAACAACTGACCAAACAATTCAACAAAACCAGTAACACTGGAGCTGACTGCGTAGCCAATTGAGTCTACGTCGCCACGTGCCTTACCCAACTTCTCAGTCTTACGCGCAAACTTATTAGCGCGGGCACTATCGCTGTCAGTAGTTGCGGCACGCTGACGGTCTTTAGCGTCAGAACGCATTGGTACAACTTTGGATGATGCGGGGTTGGAGCTAGTTTTTACCATGACAATCACCTGTGGGAAAGTGGGGGAGGCAATAGTTGCCTCCCGCCTAGTATAACATATTTACATTATCGCAGTCAACTACCAGACTGCAAAGGATGCAAGCCAGAATCCTCGGCGTCAATGGGTGGTTGTGCCACCAATTCACTAGCAACCATCTCAGGATCGGGCGCGGTTATTTCAACATCAACACTAGTCATTTCCATAACCCTGAAAGCAGACAACTCCACCATTTCAGATTCCAAAGCCTCACGCCGTTTAGTTGGCTTGATGCTACCAACTTGTTGGCCGGTCAACAGTGCGTAGCGGCGTTGCCGCTCGGACTGATTTTCGTCATCAAAGAAAGACATTGTTGCATTCCTATTTCACGATTAGCAGGAAATCTCCGCCAAAAGTGAACAGACTTTCCTGTGCGCTATCGTCACCATCAAGACTAGGCAAGAAATCATACCTAGCTGCACCATTCTCATCGTACATATTACTGCTGCTGAGAAGTTCAAACTCAAACTCTTTGGAGTCGAACAAATCATTCAACATTTGCCGTGAGTTTTTGTCAGCCAAAAACTGAGCATCAACAACCAGTGCAAAATCAAGAGGCACAGTCTCGCCAGCAATGCTGCTCACTTGGGAAGACACGAGACCAATAAATTTCTCAACAAATCGCGCCTTATCTAGCCGGTCGTACAGTTCAGGAATCTGTACAGCTACCTGCATGACCAGAGAGGAATTTATCGAACTGCTAACTCCTTGCTCCACATCGCTTGTCGATCCAGTCAACCACGTGTTGAGGTCAATAAGATTACCAAGTTCCAAACGAGTGTCGCCAGACAAAACCTCAGTGGCAAAATCGTCGGCACCCAACAGGTCACACAGAGTGCCAATCATATTCCCTTCGGTACTGGCAGCGTAGCTAGACAAACTGTTGATTACCGTTGACTCATCACCCAGCAACAGAAAATTGTGGGCATTCATCTCGGTCAAGTAGTGCAAAACTTTTGGCAAAAATTCGCGGAATGCACCAGATGATTTACCAACATCACCACGCTTGAACGGGTTATAGAAATTAAACGAACTGTCTGTGAGTTTAACCACAGACAATCCGTTGCGCTTAGAGACCAAATTAGCATTGGTCAAACTAAGAGTTACCAGCAAGCGATTGGTCAACTTGACCATCAAGACTTGCGAATTTTCTGCAAGTTTTTGTGCCAACGGCGGGGGTGGTTCATCCGTGTCATCGAAATCATCAGTGTCGTCAGTATTGGAACCGACGAGTGTTGGCTGGTCTTCGTCATCGTCAGCCTCGTCGGCATACTCCGATTCATCAACCTCCAACACACTTGACTCTCTATTCGCCGAAAAGTTCATTTCGTCGTCGTCCATCTCTTCAGGGGCGTTACTCATTTCAACATCTCCACTTTTTGCATGACGGGATACAGCAGCTGGCTGCAACAGTGCGTTGCGGCGATTCATAAATTCATGCAGGTTCATACACTCTACTCCACTGGGATATTTTCGGCACACTGCGTGCGCCGGTTTGACTAGCAACTTACCAGCATGCTCATACAATTACTATTTACATTTTGGTAAGTTTGCAGAAACTTGGTTGGTTGCGACGTGTCCACTTGTGCGGAACAATCACACCGTTTTGCACATAAAATTGCTTGGTAGCTGCGTAGTAGGCTCTATACGCAACTACAGCATCAGCGTTGCGGTAGCAATCGGGCATCACCTGAGCGAATGGGGTTTGCCCGCAATCTATCAACTTTGGCAATGGGAGAGAGTCAATCACACGCCAACTAGCGTGAATCTTTTGACACAAGGGGGTTTGCCAACGAAAGTTGTACTCATCTTGCAGGCTAAGTCTCTTGCCCACAACCAATTGGACAGACTGGCACGAACCCATAGCGTGCACGGATGATTTTGGTATGCTACTTTGTAGCCAGCCGGCACACCGGATAAACGACACGCTGTGGATAACATCTGTCCCAATTCAATGGGCATTTTCACCACATGTTTGTCATGGTGATAAACTGCTGCGCGTTGCGGTTTGCGTGACAGCACAAATATATTCACCACAAACTCCCCAAATCTAAACGCCACTCGTGAGTGCTGCGTTCTTGCCACAATGCAAAAACTCGCTGTACATAGGCATCAGTTTTGGCACTACTCCAACTATTCAATCGTGCCAACCTGCGTAGTGCAGGTTGCTCACGATTTTGAGCAAAAGCCAAACCCAAATGCTTTACACTATGACAAGCCTTGCACAAACATTGCAGCCTAACAAGCGTCTGCGTGTGATTGGCATCATCATAGTTGAAAATTTCGTGGCACTCCAACTTCTTGGAATCTCCACACACTTCGCAAGAGTGCGAAGCGGCTTCCAGTGTTTGTTGCCGCAACTTTTTCCAAGTAGCCGCAGATACTTCGCTACGCACGTTAGAAAACCAGCAACTAGATGGCACTAATTCAACACTGAGTTTGATTCCCACAGTACCACCTCCGTAAAAAAGCCGGTGCCAATTCGGCACCGGAAATGGTGAGTCTATGAGCGTGGGTTCCTACGTTCACCACAAACGTATGCCCACTGGTTCCGTTGCACTAGTGGTCGAATAACAAAGGAGGAACAAATTTACTCAACCCTGCACGGTTTCCTTGCAGCAATTACTATTTACATTTTCGCTGTTGCCAGCAAAATCATGTCGAAGAACGCGCCAACCACAAAAGCACTCATATCATCTGGGTGCCTAATGCCAATCCCGTGCAAGTGACGCTTGGCCGCACTGTCTCCCCAAAAAAACGTGTTGCGTAGCCAGCGACCCAAACCCATGTGCAAGCCAGCACAAAACTCGCACCGCAGTGCTGGTTTAGACGTTGGCTTAACCAACGCTATTTGCACAAAATTGTGCAAGTAAGTAAGGTTGTGGTTGTCTTGGAAGCCGTGGAAAATTGCCAAATATACTTCCAACAATGGTGTTGGTATGTCAGCCACACTAATCTCATTCACAGCTTGCCTCCTCTACAGGAACCATGTCAGAACCGCACAATTGCCAAAACAACTGCTTAATCTGTACCAAGTCACCTTGCTCCATAGGGACAAAATTGTTGCTTTCCAAAACTTTGGTTGGCACCAAATTTTTCAGCACAAACAACTCATGTACCAACCGATCCGGTTCCAACGCAGTGTTGGCTTCAACCACGGCAGTTTTTCGATAAGCTGCCACCACACTAGACTGTTTGATTACAGCCTTCTTGAAAAAGATCAACTCCACAATTACTCCTTTTGCCAAGTGTCATAGTCAAAATAGCCTACCAGTAGCGGCAAGCTACACCCTGGCCTATGCCAAATTAGCGAGAACGGCTCATTGAAAACCAGAGGTTGCGGTGGCGCACCCTTGGCAGCACCCATTGACATTCCTACTTTTGCACGTGCACCAATTGTGTCCAGTTCAAAAGCCACGTGCTTGTAGGCGTGAGTAACTTCATACCTGTCAGAACCAGTTGAGAGTGTGCCATATAGCAAAAACCCCACATCAACATCACGGTCAAAAGAAACTTTTGGTATGATTACCGATGGAAAGCGCGACTCGATGTGACCAAGATGGGTCATCACTGGCAGGGATTCAGCCACCGACTTGAGTGCAGTTTTGTCCAACATACCACGCTGTATCAACAACACATCACCAGACTTGGTGAGAAGGGCTGCTGTTTGCTTGGCACAATCAGTCACATAGAACTTGGTCAACTCGACGGCGGCGTAGTTTGTGGTTCGCACGTGCACGTGCGCTGGACTGCCACGTTTTTTCCACTTAACAGCCATGTCCAACCAACTAGCCAAGCCCAAATCCAATTCAGAAGTTTGCGGCAGTGGCATGTGGTGCGCGGTTAAAAACTTAACAAAATTCCCAATGTTGAAAGTACCGATTGCCGACAGTTCTGGAATCAACTCCAACTCACGAACCAACTTGGGATGTGCAAATGGTGCCAACTGCTTAGGATACTTGCCGAACTCCCAAATTGAACCGGGTACAATTTTTGTTGCCGCCAATAAGCAACCAGCTACCGAGTACGGTGAAAAAACATAGGAAGTCATGCCAGCTACTCCAATGGTTGCAAATCATCAACATTGATACCGATATAACGAACCACGGCAATGTCATCAACACCTGGGTCACCAAACGTGGTAGTGCTGGCGTCACTGGTATTCTCACCAAGCAAAATGAGCGTACCGGAACCGTCGCACCTTTCGACGAACGCTTGGACTTGCCCGTACAAGTCTTCAATATCGCTATCCCACACAATGGTGTTAGCGTGGTAGACAACTTTAACAACGTCATCAGTTGCAGCGATTTGGCACTCATCAACAAATTCACCAAGTACATCGTACAAAACTTCGGTGCCACCATTATCGGCAAACGCCTCGGCTGGCATGGTCAGACAAAAAGCAACCTCATAGTGGTAGGTCATTGCGCTTCTCCAAATTCTTGAGTCAAAACTTTGTCTGCCCATGTTTCGGCACAATCTTGATAGTGAATTGAGTGTGGAGTTATCAGCACTGCTCCACCACAAAATTCAGCCACTAGCATTTTGCTACAAGTTGCCGCCCAAGTGAATAACACGTGAGTGGTTGTATCAACCAAACAGTGAGAGGTTAGCAACCCGTGGACAATAACGGCGGCTGATTCAACATTGCCGCACTCGTCGCCGTGAATCCACAACTCCGTGTTCTCCAGATTGTAGCTATTACCGGAAGTTTCTTCTTCAACCAAAAAATCCCACTCGTTAGAAGTGATACCAACCTGAGCAAGTGACTCATCCCACAACGGCTCGTCGGTTTCCAAAAGTTTTAGCATGGATGCCACTGCTGGCACACTTTCAGGCTTGAGGGCAACACAAAAACTAAACTGCAAATAATTGTTGGCCATGATTTTTCTCCAAAGAAAAAGCCACCTACATTGGTGGGTGGCAAGTTGGGTGGTTACAGGGTAGCTGCGTACTTGGACAATTCAAGTTTGGCTTGGTCAAGAGTGCGACAAGCCAAGTGTGGCAAACTAGCTTCATCCCAAGTCAGAAACCACGTGGCTCCAACAGAATCGCGCACCTCGAATATCGGCGGAAAATGCGGATGCTGGTGTCGCACAAAGTCCCCACACGATAAAACCAGAGGTGGAGTCGGATCAAATTCCACCACCTTGCCGGTTTGCGTATCAACCACAGGTTGGTCGAGCACGAAAAAAGAACCGGTGCTGCTATCAATCACAACAGGATTGTCTAGCATGGGAACGCTACCACGTTGCCGACTTCCCTGTACTTCTTGGTAAGCTCCATAGAGAAATCCATTTTCTGGTACAAACATGCACATGGTATGCAGTTTTCCCAATTTATCTGCTCATACGGAATAAAAATCTCATTGGCTCGGTCAACAGTTGGTGACAGCAAAAATCCATCTTCAACACACTCAACTATTTCCAGAGTGAGATTGTCGTACTGCACAAAGCCGCCAACTAACCAGTCTGGCTTAATTTGGAATTTCCTAGACATTGCTTTCTCCAAAAACAATCGAGGAATACCCGAACTGGCGAACCAACAAATCTGAGGCGATGGCTCTGTCAACAAATGCAACCAGTGGCTGCAAGATGTCAGCACCCCACGGAATCGGCAAACAGTCGCCAGTTTCATCGTAGCTAGTCACCAAGACTTTTCCAGCAAAAACTTTGTCAGTCCTAGCCGACCGCACTACTGAGTAATTGTTTGGCTGCAACATGCCAGCATCATCCACAAATGCCACCAACTTAGTGGCCGCAATTTCAAATTGCGAAGTATCAAAAATTTCAGCGCCAAGCGTTGCCAATACACAACGGTAATCATTGGCATCAACATCAATGTCGCTAACACTCTTGGCGAGTGGATCAATCAGTATTGCCCGCATGAATTTTTCTCCAAGTTTAGGAAAAAGTGCTGTAACCCTCAATGTCAACAACACAACCGTTAAGCTGCGATAGCATACTCATTGTGCGAGTAGCGTTTTCCTTGAATGCTCGCAATGTCAAAACTTCGCGGCGCAACTCGATCAGCGTCGTTTGCATACGCGAGTAATCGGCATCGGTAACATTGCTTTTTGACACCAGCAAGGTGTCGTCAAATTTCGGCGTGGGTTTTACCTTGTGCTTGACCGCAACAAACTCACGCTGAACAATCATGTCAGAGTTACACGGTTTCTCAAATTCAAAGTTCGATTCAGGAATCGCTGGTGGAAAAATAGTTTTCCACTCAGGAATATCAACAAAGTCAAAAATCTCCTTGGGAGGCAAATCAGTTTGCTTACGAACGTGGACGTTGGTGTTGAATTTTTCTTGCAAAGCTAACAGTTTTGCGTTCACCGGTTCCTGCAACTTCGCTGGTTCCTGCAACTTCGCTGGTTCCTGCAACTTCACTGGTTCCTGCAACTTCACTGGTTCCTGCAACTTCACTGGTTCCTGCAACTTCACTGGTTCCTGCAACTTCACTGGTTCGACTTTCTCTTGCCTACTAAGAACCGACCATTGCGCGTAAAATGGATTACTCGCCTTCGGTAGTGTCAGGTCAGCACCTAGTTTCCTCACATAAAAAATTCCGTCCAAATCAAAAGAAAATACCACACCGCAGCACAGGGCGTCAACAAAATTTCCCCAATCGCGCTGTGCGGTGGTGATCAGCAACGGTAGCGCAAAAATTTCTGGCTTATCTTTGGAAATCCCCAGAAACTCTTTGCCATAGCGTTCTACAACCGTGCTGTTTAGTAAACAGCTTTGCAACTTCTGCCGAAATACCGATAGTGCAACATGACTCATGGCGTTTCCTCCAAGTAACGCGCCACTGACTTGTGGCGCGTAGTGAAAAAACTATCTCATCTTAGGACGCGGCTCCCAAGAATCATCATCATCATCATCATCATCGGCATCAACTGGTGACTCTGAGAGAGGCGATCTACCACGCCGTTTCGGGGCGGCTTCCTCAACTGGCGAAGCTGAGAGAGGCGGTCTACCACGCCGTTTCGGGGCGGCTTCTTCAACTGGCGACTCTGAGAGTGGCGGTCTACCACGCCGTTTAGGCTCAGGTTTGTTTTCGCACAAAGCTACCATCTTCGCCCGCCGCTGTGCTACGGTTTCAGCGTCGTCATCGTCAAGATCATCAAAATCAAAATCATCATCATCATCGTCATCGTCCGCATCAGTATCGCCAGCAGTGTCGTCATCGGTTTCTAACCCGGCCCGGCGACTAGCAATGTTTTCGTCAGTCTCAAAACGCTCCGAGATAAACTTCACAATGCGGCGGATAAGTTCAGACTTCGGATCGTCGCGCCACTTACGCAACAAATCAACCAAAATCTTAACACGATTTTCGCTCTCATGGTCAGATGCTTCTTGCGCTGAATCCCACTCCTTACCATCAACGGTGACAAAACTCTTGGGCAACGCTTTTCCCAAGGCTTTCAGGGTTGCTACCAAGTCATTAGCCTTGCACGGTTTACCGTGAATAAAAGTTTCCAACTGCACTTGCCGGTCATACCAAGGCCGCGACTTTTCATAGCGTTTAGCAGCAGCGGCAGAATCAAAAACTCTACCATCAAGGCAAATATAATACTTTGTGCTACGCATAGCTTATCTCCAAAAAAGTGGGGAGCATCTCCCCCACCACAAGTTTTCACGCAAAACTACCACAGTCCATCAGGTAATCAAAAATCTCCTGTGGAACATCACCGCATTGAGCGGCAGACAAATCAACCTCGCACTCAACACAATACTCTTCCCGTTCACTCACACTCGCATTCGTCCAGTAGGAATAGATTGCCTCGCTATGTGCTTCACTATAGGCATCCTCATTCCATACTGGATAGTCTTCCAAACTATCCATAATGCGTGTGGCTTCGTCAACAACTGCCTGTGGCGCGTCACCTCGCACCATCAAATACGCAATCCACTCTACAACGGAACCACTAGCTTCCCACTCGTGTACCCAACCACTCGGCAACAAATTTCCATCAGCGTCAAAACGATCCGGTGGCGGTGGAAAATTCGCGGCACACTTTTCCAAGTCGGCCTTGACTGTGGAGAAATTGGTAGCCTCAAGTGTTGAACTAGACGGATTGTGGGATAGCAACAAATAATCATCGGTTGGGTCATAGCCAAAATATGAACCGGGGTTTTTCCACTTGACAAGACTCATGGTTTTTCTCCTTTTCTCGCGTCGCGTCTGGCGAAAAACTCTTGGGCTTTGACAACCAGCACTCGCAATTCCTCCAAGTGTTCCCGGTCAAGTGAAAAACCTTTGCCGGTAGGAAGTTGCGAACCATCCTTCACGTAGAAGCGACGAAAATCTACTACCAGTTTACCCTCTTCCCATAGATTTACATTTACGCCAATACCACCATTGGTGGTGGCAGCAACTACTCCAAGTTGCTTAGTTTTCAGTGGCGCTTTTGCGGCGGCTTTCGGCATGACAAAATCTCCTTGGTTGAGTGCTACGGTGTAGCCGTGTTGTCAACAATAAGCAAGCGGTTTAGCAGTTTGACAAACTGCCAGTAATAGTCAATTGGAACCGCTGACACACGTGCAGATTGAACCAATGCTTCAAGTTCTGGAACTTGGGGTAATTCACACTCGACAAACAACTGGTCAGGTTCGTTGTCCACAAAGTACATCCAACTATTGAAAGTAACTGGAACTTTGGACATGACAAATCTCACTCAATAGAAAAATGGACTTTTTGCCCCGGTTGTCTGTATGGAACAATCCGCTTAAAACCTTCGGCTGGACGTGTCCACGCTTTAGACGCAGCGTTCCACTTGTAACCCCACTTTTTCAGCAGGTCTTTGTAGTAGTAAGTGTTGCCACTCACAACTACTTGTCCAGCTACGATGTCAACAAAAACACCGTTGTAGTGCAGGTCAAGAGCCAGCACTATCGCACGGCGTACTGGCATTGGCTCCGGGTCGGTGGCAGCCACACTCACATTTATTTGCATTTTTGCGTACTCCAAATTTTTCTCGACAAATTTCATCAAAAGGTGTTACAACTTCTCGATAGGTAACACCGCGCAACAACTTGTACATGGTGGTACTACTAACATTGTGCGCACGTGCCAAGTACGCGCCAGTAAAACCGTGGCAGAAGTCTTCTCGGCACTGCTGCACAGCAACTTCTGTGAAGCGTCTTACTCGTAACATACCATTCTCCAAATTACAAAGCCATTGCCGTGATTGTGGCAATGGCCGATGGTGAGGTGACTAGGACAGAGAAGCCATCAACCGGCGTACTGTTGCTGATTCTTTCACGATGGTTTTAGCCGTCTCAAACCAAGTTGGCAACAATGAATTTCCCAATCGCTGTGCCAACTCGGTATTGGACGCCAGCAGCTTGTCCACACTAAGCTGCAATTTTTCGCACTCAGCCGTCAACTCACTGGCACGATCAGACAGCCCGGTAACAATCACATCGCTAGCCGAACCTATGTTATTTACCAAGCTGACTAGCTTTTCAGACTTCTCTTTTTCAATGGCCAACTGTGCAGCTAGAGTGGCGTTTGCTTCCCCAAGCTCATTGATGGTACTTTGTTGTGCCGCGCACTCAGTTTTCAGGTGACGGACAACCTTCTCCAATGCTCCAAACATTTCCAAATACTTTGCCATGCTGTTTCTCCAAGGTTTTTACTGCGCCATTGCCACAATTGCGGCAAATTCATTAGTGGTTACGACTCGATAGTTCTTACCGCCCATTACGCCCATGTGGCGACTGGAAGTTGAGCCGAATTTGATTTGCACCTCGACCAACTCGCCATTTACCATCCCGCTAAACCCAACCAAAGTTGAGTAGCTAAAAAAGTAGTGCGAGTCGTTGATGCAGATTCGCAAGTAATTGGTGCCGCTGGCACTGATTACAACTTTCATAGCATCGCCTCCGCGCAAACTGTGGGGACAGTTTGCCAATGTTGCCAATACGCAACATCACATACCTCTACAGGTGACAGACCGAGAGTGGGTATAACTGGAAAAAATAGTTTATCAAAAAACTCGTATGCCACATACGGGTAGACCAACGTGGTGGCATCGTTCTTAACAGCGACTTGAACTACGTCGCCGTTGTTCGGTAAAATGTTGTTGGTTTTCCAAGATGTTTTCATGGCGCTATCTCCAAAAAAGTTGTGAACAAAGCTCGTGGTTCCAATGAAGTGATGCGGTACAAAAATTCGCCAAACAATTCAGTTTCGACAACTTTGCGGTAGGCTGGATCGGGATCAATGATTCCGCCCAAACTTTCCTCTGGCCCTTGCTCAGTACACAGCACACACACCAAAACTTCGCGGATGCTGTCAGCGTAGCGTTGCCAATGAGCAACTGAACGGAACGCTTGTGGATCAAGCAAGTCATCCAGCGACAAATCATCTTCGTACCATTCAAAATGAATCAGGTCACGACCAACCGCCTGCTGCAAACATAAGTAATCGCGGGCAAGTGTCAAAGCGGTTTGTGCTCGCTTACCAACACAATAGCCAGCGTGTTTGTGAAACCAGTGATACTGCTCAACTAATTGCTTATTCATGGATGTTTCCTCCAAAAAGATTAACTCGCGCATACATCTTAGAGTAAGTATTAGCTATAACTTGCACATCTTCCTTAATCACACGCAACTCAGCCAATTCCTCTTGTTGTGTCCTTATCGTTTCCCGTGCTTCGTCAAGCTGCTGAGAACTACTTTTCAAAGCCGTGCTGTAGTCTTGCAACTCTTTTTGGCAGCTTTCCAAGTTGCCGCTAATCTTATCACGTTCCTCCTTTACCTTTTTTAGTTCAGCACTAAACTTTGCGCTGTCTTGTTTTAATCCTACAATTTCCTCCTTAGCTTTACCAAGACTAATAAAAACTTTACGGGTTTCACTGAAACTATGAACAAATTGCTCATATTCAGTAGTAACCAACTGTGGAATTTTTCCTGCAAAAAAGGCATTACCAATATCAAAATCTCCGTTAGCTGTAGCTAAAGCAGCAATGTGAATTGTAGGGTGAGAAGAAAGAGACGCCTTTAGGCCGCATGAAACAGCCGACCAAAACTCAGGCCAGTTATCATCAACACGATGAGTAGGAATATATATAAACTCTTTCTGCTGTGGATTTTCACCAGTGAACAAAAAGATGTTTTGACCATACCGTGAAATAAGTGCGCACTTGTATTTTTCCACAGCTGCACACAATCTATACATACCAGAATGCGTGTAGTCAGACACTTTTAGCAGTGCGGTGGGTGAACCAATAACAGCGGTAGCGTCAACCTTACGCACAGCCGCAATAATGGCAACAACTGCATCTGGAAAAAAACCTGTGGTAATCTTTAAGTTAGCCATGTGAAATCTCCAAAAGAAAGGCTGACAAATTTGTCAGCAAGAAAAAGGGCAACCAAGGGGTTGCCCCAAAATGGTTAGCGCCGGTTGCCACAAACAGCGATGTTAGCCAACCGGCGAATCTTTTGCCACAATCGGTAGTGATGAAATGGCGACACTATCAATGACTTGTAGTGCATGACTCCACTAAACAAGTCAACCTCAAAATTCCTGCTGCGGATTGCGACTGTGATTGTGGTTGGCATGGCGTTTTCTCCGGTGGGTGGGTTCGCCTCCATTATACTCCTATCTGGTGGTGGTGTCAACCGGCGTCGGCATGGGAAAATGCTCTACCAACAAGCGGTCATTGATGATTAGTTTGCGGCGCAAGCCAGCACAACCATACTGCCGTGCTCATTACCACCGGAATCCTCGGTGAGAATGCCACAATCATCAATCGTGGCAGTAATGCCGTTACAGCAAAGTTCTACTGGACAAGTCACAGTAGCCGATGAAGACTCAACTTCTTCCATCCTGAAACCATCTTCGCAATAGAGTTCCACAATAGTTTCCCCAGTTTAGTACCAAACAAAATCACGGTTGTTTGCAACCGCGAACTCCAACAACCCACCAATAGTGGTGAATTTGTATTCCAAATTATCGCAGTTTGCAGCATCACTATCGGCGGCATAGCGTTGGCGACGTTGCTCTGTTGACTCCAACAAACGGCTCACAACTTTTTGAACAGTTGGAATGCAGGCGACTGGAACTCTCCCAACACACAAGTTGCGCTCGCCGTTGTGGACTTCGGCAAAATCTTCCAACTTGAGCATCTTTACAAAACCAACCCCGTTGACGTTGCTCATATTCAGGGAAGCAATCACTGGCTGCCGACTGTAACCAAAAGCCTTCGGGTCACGATATTGCCAAAAAATTTGGCAAGACTCTACCCACAACGCTGCGTAGTTTTGTGGGTCAACATCGCACATGCGGGCAATTTCTGCCAAACTAATCAGGTCGTTGGAAATCTGATCGTCCCAAACTATTTCAGTTGGGCAGTTGTCAACCGCAAAATCAATACTCATTGAAAAAATCTCCACAAAAGTTGAGGGGAACCAGTGCGGTTCCCCCAGAAAAGTTAGTTGATCGTGATGTCAAGCCCCAACTTACATGCCAGCTTTCTCAGCTTGAGACGCTTTGCCATCTCCGCCTTGGGTGGCATAACTTCGTCGTCGTCGTCGTCAACCTCAACATCCAACTCGCTCGCGTGGGATTTTGTCCACCGTTTTGGCGGCGCATCGTCGTCAACTGTTGGCTTACGCTGTGGTGGCAAGTCATCAGCAATTTCCTCGTGGGGAGGCTTGGCAGAAACGCTACGTGCAACAGTTGGCATTTCATCAGCATCAGCTTTGAACGGCCTTGCTGACCGCCGTGCAGCAGTTGGCATTTCATCATCGTCATCACTCTCTGCGTCCTCAAAAATCCATGGTGGCGAATTTGCCGCAAATTTTGACCGCTGCCGACTGCTCGCACGATTGCGGCAAACTCTTGTGGGGATTGGTGTTTCGTCCTCGTCATCGTCTTCGATTTCTTCATCGGAATCTTTGCGTGGAATTGGAAACGGCAACAACTTAATTGCCAACTCAGCGTCTACCACCATCATACGTTCTGGCGACCGAAAACCCCGGCTCCGCTGCACACTCAACAATAGTGTGCCATCCCCAAGTTCCATGCCTTCAACCTTGAAACTGCCCATTGTACGACTACGCATTTTGCTTCTCATGGTGTTGCCCTCGGTGGAAAAATCGCGGTGAGTTTGCCGCAGCCCATGCTACCATGCGCTGCGGCGGTTTGTCAAGCGGTCAGACTGTTACCAATATGCCAATCTGGCTGTGACGAAATTGAATTGCGGCCTCCAACGCTGCCGCTTCACTTGGATACTTAGCTAGGCTGAAAGACTTTTGCCGTGGCAAATCACTAACATAGTAAAGTGCCTTGTACCCAAGCATACTACCATTTACAACATAGTGAGAAACTCCGATAACTCCGGTTGAGTTTCGTGTTGACCTTACTTTAACTGATCGACGCACATAGGTGCGTGTCCAGTTTGGGTATTGCGTGTTCAGCCACTCTTGCAAGTATAGGTTTGCTTGGCGCAAACTTTCTTCTGCACTCCCCCACTTCTTGACTCCGAAATACCGGGACGGCATGTTTGGAACTAGTGCCATTTTTTGCACTTGGTAGCCAATCACCACATCACCATTGCGAACTTCGGAAACATTTTTGATTCCACTAGCCATGACGGTTTTCTCCAAACTTTTTCGCGGTAAAGTTGCCGCAGCCCATGCTACCATGCGCTGCGGCGCTTTGTCAAATCGTATTAGCGTTGGTAACAACGTAGGTGTTGCCGCCAAATTCAAACTCCAGAAAATCTCCAGAATTTTCCAAATAGTCGGCAAAACTTCCGTAGTCAAAAAATCTCCGAACTATCGGTTCGCATTCTGCCAAAAACTGCGTGTCAGCAAAAATAGTTGCTGCTACCACCAGCGAACCATCAACAATATCAATGCCACTAACGTCAAAGTTTTCCCAATCAACAACCGTGGCGTTTGTCACATCCAACCAAAACCATGCAGCAGCCTGCTGCAATGTTGTGTGAGAATTGCACCACTCCATGAACGCCGCTACTTCTGCCACACTCGGTTGCACCTTGTCCCACAACATCAATTCTTCCAGTGAACTCCCAACCAACTCCAACTCGCCATTGGAATCGTCAGCAACTTGATTCCACTCCTCTTGAGTTTCTGCCAAAGTTCTTTCACTGCTGTCCATCAGCAGCTCAGTGGTATAAGTCAGTTTAACTTTCATCTTGGTTCTCCCGTGCGTTGGTCACAACAAAAATCACTCAGAACCACCACGTGGTGGTGGTTGCATAAAATCAGCACTCCTCAAGTTTCACCAAGAACCAATGTCGCTGGCGTTGGTAACAACAAAATCGACTCCACAAAAATCAAACTCAGCGAATGTACCACTACGAAGTTGGTCAGCGGCAAACTTACCGTAGTCAAAGTAGGTTCGCACAAAATCGTCATACTCTGACAAGTAGTATTCGTTCGCAAAGTCTGTTGCAGCTTCCACCAATCCAGACTTGACAATCACCACGTCGCCAACATCAAATTCCAGCCAATCAATTGCGGATGTGTCAGCATTACCGTGATTCACCAGCCACCACGCAGCGGCGTA